CTTAGCGCGTAATTATAGTAGCGCAAGTTAGAGAGAAGACCTGAAAATCCACCGTTCATGTTGACATACACATCGCCATAGTTCTGCTTTGGCACAGAAGATAGTACTTGTCTTAGCGCCATGTTGCCGTTAATATAAATATCGACATTTCGACCTTCAACTCGAATAACCACGTTTATCCATTTGTTTAAGGGAATATCGTTCACTATTATTTCTTCATTGATCGTCTTAAATGTATTCATTATGACGACCAGTGCGTTTTTGTCTGGATGAATGTATAATCCAGGTGCATTGTTTGGAAAGTTTAGCCCATACGACGGTTGCTTAAAGCTCACCGTGTCATTGCCCTTGTGGAATACATGGCGATATTGTCCACGTAGATACTGTAGGTCATCTACGTATATCCAAACTGAGTAAGTGAATTCTAAACCGTCGCGTTGATTTCGCGAGCGAATGACTGGTATCGATCCGCTAATACTGGGGTTTTGTGAAATAATGCTTTGTTTTTTGGCATCCTTTGCTCCTTTAATGAGGTATGGAGAACCGGAGGGCGCGTAGAGCTTTGCCATTAGAACGGTGCCTAATCTCACTAAAATGAAGAACACAATCACAATCAATAAGACAAAAGCTATTTTTGCGACAATGCTGTTTGAACTGATGAAGTCCTCACTGCCTGCTAGTTCGGTATTGTAAGCTTGTCCCCAATCAGCACTCATATATATTATACTTGGCAAAAAAACTTATAGTTCGAAACTGTTTACTTCTTTGTTGTTGTCGATGAACGAAAGTTTGATGCGGTATTTGTTAAAGAGATTTCCCAAGGAAGAACCTCCTCCGTGACCGTCCTTGTATATATCGTAAGCTTGCGAAGGATTGACGGGATAAGATAAGTACTTAACATTCGAGACAAATCCTGAGAAACCTCCATCGGGTGTCACCTCCGCACCCTCACCTCTCGCTAGACGAGGCACACCTGGCATGATGCAAGTCCGAACAAGCTTTCCGTCCAAGTACAAGTCCATAGCTCGATTGTTCACTGAGACTATGATGTTCGTCCAGGCTTGCAGAGGAATATTGTTTATCCAGCACTTGTGCAGTTTCATCCCTGCGCCTACATGGCTCGCTTCACCAGGGTAAACAGCGATTAGTACTTGTAGGTTGTTAAGTTCAGGGGTTAGTGCTACTGCAATACCCGAGTTCGATGTTACGCGTCTTAGTATGACTTTGTTTTCACCGTATCTGTAATTCCAATCATTAACGTATAGCCACATCGAGTACGTGAAGTCAGATGAGGTGTTTTTTGGGAAATCACTTGCCTTGATTGTATGAGATTCCCGGGCATCTTGCATGCGGGTAAGCGTGGATTCTTTGTGCGATTTTATGAACATGTCGTAAACAACGTAACATACTATGAGAATGACGACTATTGTTAGTATTCCCTTTAAATCTACAGCCATTTATACTATGAGAAGATAAATTTTTATACCCTCGGGTTGTTTTTGAAATGCCTATAATTGTATTGGATGGTGGACAAAGGAAGTATGTCCGGATAGTACATGACATTTGAGATGCCTCCATTGACCCCATTCTCTTCTAAATCTTTGTGGTACCCCACGACTATCGAATCGTATCGCATATATGGAACTATGTTTCCTTTCGTGGCTACCAGCTTTCCATTAATGAATAAATCTAGGGTTCCTCTGTCGTACGTTACCACGATATTGTTCCAACGCTGTAGTTTGATTTTCTTAGAATAGATTGTTTGTTCGCCGTCTATTCCTTGTTGCATGCGCACTTGCAGTTTGCTCGTCGAAGGATTGAATAGTACAATGGGTTTCTTACCGTAGTCGAATATCGGCGTAAACTTGTTAGAGCTAGACGAACGACTTGGAGGTTGCTCATCCGGGAAAAACCAGAAAGATACAGTGTAATGATAGTCATAGTTCATTGACTCTTTGTCGGATAGTGCTGTTGGAGGGGCGACGTCGAAAGGAGGATCAACAGTCTCCACTGCAACATTCGGTATAGATATTTGTTCTTTGTTCTTCCTGTGTTTGTCGAGTTCTTCATAGGTGGCGATAGTTTTCATTTTGGTAGTGTACATGGGTTCCCCCATCAGTAGTTTGCCTCTATGAGTGAGAAACTTATTCCGGATGTAGGGTAGTACAAAATACGCTGCTACTAATCCGATCTCGGCGAGAAGCAATAAGTATACATAACGCGGGGTGTCGGACACTTGGTGTCTGCTGGCTGAGACTGCCCCAATAAAGAAACTTCCAGTTTTCTGCAACAAGTTTCGAATTGACGCGGTGAACATCTGCACTTTCTTGTTGTCTTTGACGGGGGTGTATACGTAGGCATATAGTCCGTAAACAGTGATACATATAATAGACAGTAGTACGACCAATGTGAAGATTTCAGATGGAACCTTGTAGTTGGATACTAGATGCGTTACACCTACTAGGAGCGCGAACAAAATAACTATCAGGACTATGTATTTAAAAATTGTCGATAGTTGGAATCGAATTATGTCCTTTGCACCTTTTGAAGCCTCCTTAGCGTGCACCCAGGGTGTTTCTCTAAACGTCTTTAAGAGTTCCAACATGATAGCCAATAACAAGCCAAATAAGGCTACCATTATAATAATGTTGCTGACCTGTGAGTACTTGCCAAACGTCTTAGGTTTCTTATAAATGAAATACATCGAGACGGTGAGATATACTAGTGTAACAATCGAGAGAATTGCAATCGTCTTGTGTTCTCGAATCTGAGTCCAGAGTTCTTTAAGCTTCGTACCTAGGTATCCCGAAAACGTAAAGAACCCGCTTTTTGCCGAATCTGCTATATTGGCAGGCATGTATGCGTACATCGTAATGACTAAAAACAATGCGACAATTATGATGCCAAGTATAAGAAGTATCTGTAATGTTCCTTGCATTATATTGTGCAAAGAAATAATTATAGATGATTCAGAAGCGTCTTTTTTCCGTGACAGTTACGGCACAGTGCCACCAAGTTGTCAATATGGTTAGACCCACCGTATTGTAAATCTATCACGTGATCTACCTCGAAGCTGGCATCCAACTGGCTATGGCAGTGCTTGCACAACCAATTTTGCTGGGCGGCCACGTATTTCTTTTTGGTCTCACTGACGCTTCGCTTAGTTGTCGTGCGTCCGGAATTCGCTATTCGCGTCGCTTGTGGGGGGTGCACAACATTTCGAATCTGTTCGATCTGTGCTCCACCGGTTAAGTCGATTACAGGTTTTAACAAGCCGGCGGTCCCACGATCAACAGGCATATAGCGAATAATGTCGGTAGCATGCTGCAATAGAGTTTGAGACTCTGACGGTTTCTTCTTGACATAGAGATAGATGGAAAGCCCAACAAATGCAATCGTCGCCATTTTTAGGTATTTTCGCGCAACCAGCAGCATCTTCGTATATTTCCCGTCATGGTAGGTATTAAAGAGAAGAAATCCTGTTATGGAGAAAACTAGCAGTTCGAGCTTCATTTATTATATACGAAGATAATGAGCGCGGACATAACGACAATTGCCGTAATGTATGTTGCTTTTTTGTCTTGTTTTTCTTTCACATGCTGGGGAATTGTACGGTATGCGGAATAATACGCTTCGAGCCCTTTCCTAAAACCTATTTCCTCCTTGTTTAGGTCGGCGCTAATTTTATTGTGAATGAAGTGAATCCATTTCATGAAAGACAATCTAGAATCAAGATAAGGCGTGACGGGGAAATCATCGAGAAGATGAGCTAGCTTGTTACCAATATTGTGGTTAGGTATGAAAATCGGGAGGTTAATAATAAAATCGTAATATTTTTTCTTTATACTTTTTGTAGGGCGAGTCGGATAGCACACAGATAGAGTATGTAGAAAAAACCAAAAATGTGGTCCCCATACTGTGGGATTCAGGTCCATAAGTTGGGCTGATATTAAAAACTAGACAAAGGAGCACATCCGCTTCTTCTGTCTAAGACAAATGGTATAAATGTAAAGGGGTATTCTTGTACATGCGGTTCTATACTAATAAACTCTCGGACACCTCATTCAAGTTGCCTATTACCAGTTTGGGCGTTGTCCCTTTTACGATAATAGACAATAAAATACACTATCTCATGATTTGCCGAAAAGATAGCGTAGGGTACGTAGACTTCGTACGAGGCAAATACAATTTGTTTAATAAACATTATATTTGTAATATAATTGACGTTATGACCGTTGAAGAAAAGAACAAGATAAAGAACGCCGATTTCCCAGAGCTTTGGTCCAAGCTGTGGGGTGAAAACAAATGTTTTCAGTATCGCAATGAACAAAAAACATCTTCCGAAAAACTACAACATTTGAAAGAGGGCGTTGTGACCAATTATGATTCCTTCAATTTGCTAGACTGCATTTCTCTCAGCACTACGATGTGGAGTGAAAACGAATGGGGATTTCCAAAAGGGCGAAAGAACTATCAAGAGAACGACCTGGCGTGCGCAGTACGAGAGTTCGAGGAAGAAACAGGCATATCGCGCGACGATCTTGACATAGTGGCTAACGTGTTTCCTTTCCAAGAAATCTTTACGGGATCAAATATGAAGTCATACAAGCACAAGTATTATCTGGGCTACATATCCAACAGCTCTCTCTCTCTTGCAGAGTACCAGAAAAGCGAGGTCAGTAAAACTCAATGGAAGACGCTCGACGAAGCCATTGGTTGCATACGTGACTATCATTATGAAAGAAAACAAATTTTACACGACATCGACATGCTGCTGAGAACGCGTATCATGGTCGATTTGTAAAAAAAAGTATCTTGCTTTATATTAATGTCGAGTGAATCACAAAAAGAAAAGAAATTAACCGCTGAGCACATTAAGAAATTATTATGCGGACTGATTGAGGACACGGCACCTAAACAGTACATGTTCTTACGGGAACAGTTGCAAGCCCGCAATCGAGAGCAGCTGGACACACTGGGAAGTGCATTCGATTTTTTGTATCCCCATCTTGATGACCCAAAAT